CAAAACTATGGAAAACATTCAAGATAAAGTGAATACCCCAGTTAAAAGTAATCCCGAGAACATGGACAGGTTCGTAGTTCTCAAAGAGTCTATTGACTCTTATATAGAAGATTCAGCGTCACATCCCTATGACAGCCTATCACCAATAAAACTCCCTGAGCTTACACCGTACGAAGCTAGATCAGGTTTCGGCCGTGAATGCTCAGACCCTGGCCTTCCGAGTAGGGTTTGCTCACCCTTGATCCCTCTCCCAAAGCTCCTTAATGACTACATAAGGGGTGAAATGCCTTTTCTAGACTCTTCCATCTCTCCTGTGATGATCAAGGCATCTACTTATGCTCGAAATGTGTTTAGCTTAGTTCTTAAGAATTATAAGCTAGAGATTAACTCAGATTTCATGGGGATCATGGAATCGATGAAGAATTATAATTACTCTGATCGGTCGAGATCAATCACTAAAGAGTTTGTTAGGATATCTAAGTATCTAGCAGAGAAAGAGATACAACAATCGGCCAGATCTACACACTCTATTCCCGTAAAATTCAGGGAGAGAAAGCAAATAACTGATGGCATCCAATTCATAAACAGAGTGCGGGCAAAGATGGCTTTAGAGAACCAAGAAGAACTTGATTTCAACAATCTACCTAACTTCAAAACAGAAGACCCTCATATAATGACTTCAAAGAGGGGGCCAGTGATGATATATGATAATAAGGAGGGTAGAGGTTTCATCTTAATCTCCACGGGTTACTTTGTCTTCCTGGCAGACCTAGAAACATCACGATATGCTATTGGCCCTGATACCTACTGGAGCTATTTCTTCACATTTGTTGAGACTGTCTCCAACATGCAGATAATCAGATGCTGTGTTGATTATGAGCCTTACTGGCCGGTTTTGGATTTTGTCTATGATTTAGACACACTACCGCTAGATTATAACACCCGGGTCTCGTTAATGAAGCAATTAGAAACCCTTCTCATAATGAGAGTTGATGTGGGTGATGGTCGGAAGGTGGTATGGTACCCAATTCTTTCTATGTTATCTGATCTCTTCCAAACAATTGAGTCCAGGCCACCTATCACAGGAGAGCTACATTCTCTTGGGTTATTATACTTAGGGGAAGATGAGCAAGTCGACATTCCAGATCTAATAAAACATATACTAAGGCTTGTATCTTCCTATGATGGGGTCAGTGCCCTGGAGCTATCAACTATACACAAGTATTACTACTACAATGTGGTCAATGAGAGCAAGGGTATTCAGAAATATATAAGGAGGACTTGTACTAAGAGGTCAGTCGATAAGATTTACGTGAAGAACATACTGTGGTCATTCAGGAGGATGTTCATCACGGGTTTCGTAAAGAGACATGGGGTATTGCCAAATCTTATCACTACAGACAGCAAGAGGGCAGCACTGGTTGCTAAAATAAGCACAGACAATTTCAGAGCCATATCAGGGTTACCTCTTGAATACTTTCAGGACATAGTGCTCTCGAAAAGCGTTGATTGCGTAGTCCCTACAGACAAGCTGCATTATGCAAAGGATAAAGCTGCTTATAGGCCGGGCAAAGAGTTGGGCAATCATAACAGTGTGAATGAAATACTGGCCACCATAACTGATAAAGGCGAATTTGAGAGGTGTGAACTTAAAGCCGTAAACAGAGTTCTCGATGATCCTTCCGTAGAAATTTGGAATATCAATGACAGGATTTCAAATAATGAGTTTACGGTGAAATTATCCGGTAAAGAGAGGGAGCAAAAGGAAGAGCAGAGACTGTTTGGCATTGCTCCATTGAGCCTAAAGGTAGGGCTATCAATCATCACTGAGCAGACAAAGAAGGTTTTATCTTATATAAATGGCAATTTGATGACCCCTGATAATAAATCTAGGAATAAGGTGCTTCACGACATGGCTCAGAAGATTACTAGGGATTCTTCTTGGAGTTTCATGGCTGACATTGAGGGGCATAATCAGTCCATGCAAATTGACAACACAGCTGAAGTTGCTGCCGAAGTTGCTCGAGTCCTCGGATTAGATAATGTTGCTACAATCCCAGATATATTCAGATCTTTAACAGTATTCTACCCGTATAAGTATGAAGATCGAGTCGATGTGGTTCATAATCAGCACGGCGGCATTGAGGGTTGGATGAATCCGTTTTGGACACTTGTGACATGTGCGGTGTTCGACAGTGCAAGGGATAAATCCCCCTTAGAAATAGAAGATATCCTCGTCTATTCTGATGATGTTGATCTAATCACCAGCATGGATCAGTTCAAGCTCTCAAGAGTTAATGATTTTTTTGAATTCATGAGAGACCACTCCAAGAAGCTAGGATTTACATTGAAGCTAAGTCAGACTGTTATGTCTTTCAACAGAATAACAATGCTCCGACGTCATTATGTCAACGGGGAAAAGGCTGATTCTTCTATAAAACGACTCCTCTCTGCTAGCACAATGAATGAACCTGCCTTCACAAGTGAGGCTGCTGAGGCACAATCGCTCTCTGCATCAATAACCTCTGCTCTAGAACAAACAAATCATCCCTTTCCTTGCTTGATGCTGAAACATTACCATTTGATACAGCTTTCATATAGATCCTTCACCAAGATGATAATTAGCCCCACCGAGGACAGCATGGTGCCGTATAACAGAATGGACCCTGTCATTCAAGCGTTAGTGGCTAATCAGACACTACGTTGGGTATCGAACAATGTTAAGGAAGTGAAGTCTGAGTTAACTAACTTCTGGATATCCTTGCGAGCAAAGGTTGGATTTGTCAAGGAAAATGACATTAATGACGAGCTCAATCGTTATATAAATAACAAGGCATCTGAAGTGATTCACATGACAACTTCTTCTTTTCCTGAATGGGTGATCCTAAGCAGAATAGGTGAGGATAGCACACTTACAGCATTGTATTTGATGACGCTCTTTGTACCGGAATCGTGGGCAGGCCTAGGCACTATTCCGTTCTTATATCAAGCCCTCAGCGGCCATTCAGTTTCTGTGTCAAGATCCGTGGATTTTTTGATAGATATGGTAGATCTTTGCACAAAGAGTGACTTCAATATAAACCTTATCATGAATAATGTGTTTGGGCTGAACTATGAAATGATAAATAATGCTCAGGAAACATCTTGTTTATCTAGCTACTATCCATCTGGCAAAAGGATATCCCTCTTATCTGGCATAGTAAGATCTAAGATATCAAACTTCATGCTTAGTCAGGATCTCAATAGTTATTTCAAATCAATCCTCCTCCTTGAAGAGAGCAGGGAAGACATAATGAGTGACTATTTAAGCATATTCAGATCTCATCTTCACCCCAGGGTTACCTCTATGTTTATTGAGCATTCACCACTAAGCATTCTTGACGGGCTCATAGGGAAGGTAGAGACTTCCAGGTCCTTCTTTAGATTGTCAGGGAATATGGTCAAGTTCCGCACTAAGATGATCAAGATGAATCGTCAGAATTATCTCCAGTTATTTTCTAGGTGCACTGATAATATTCTCCCATATGAGAACTATAACTCCGTAACAGAATTCTTAGAGTCTCGCAGGGCGATCATGTTCCCGAGGTTGTCTTTCATAAGTATGCCTGAGCCCGTGTTCGAGACCACTACGACGTGGGATGGACCTTCCCCTCATCTGGTTATAGTCACAAATTGTCTCAATAAGGACTATAGTTTGGGGTTCGGAGCTAAAAGATTTCCAGACATAGCCACAAATGCAGTTTATAAAGGGGAGAAAGAGAATAAGTACCTCCAGTTCGATGGATCTTACAGCATGAAACTATATGAACTATCGAATTATGTTCGCTGGATATTAGAGGTTTCTGGTTATAGTACTGAGAGACTGGACGTCATTCAGTCATTGAGCATCACCTTGGCTTATAGATATACTATTGGGCTTTATGGCTTACGCGACTGGGGCAAGTTATTAAGATCTGCCATAACTGGAGCTACCGGAAACGTCGCACACCGGCTCGGTGGTAATCTGTTCAGGTCAAGGACGGACCTTCATATATACCCTAATGGTCTCGGAGGGATAAGCTCATCCTTGAGGCCTGAAGTTATAAGCACTAGTAAGCTTGAAGATTCTAATATAAACTTCGATCTGCTTCAGAAGAGGGCAAAATTGGCATTCATATTGAGGAAGAACGAGCTAGAACAGATGAGCAGCACCTTGACTTTAGCAATCACAACCTACATTGATGTGCAGGATGTCAGAATAAACTGGTGCAAAGATTGTTCCGGCCATCCTGAACCTAGCCCTGCTGTAATATTTCCCTATACCATGCCCCTCCTTGACTTCGTTAGGATGGAAATACTAAGCCAGATATCAATAGTAGAGAAGACTAATCCATCAGAGGTCATGATTACGCACTCTGACCTTGAGAACGTAAATCGTGACTACCCTAATAAAATCAGAATATTAAAGATCCTTCAATATAGGGAGCAATTATTGGCCAATGGTCTAATATTTCAGAATGATAGCGGTACTATCGACCATTGGATGGCATTTATCCAAAAATCAAGGACTTATAGCTTATTGGGGGCAGAGGTCAATGTTGAGGATGCCTTCTATGAAATAAAATCAGTGCTCAACGAATACCCCACCATATCACTAGCATATCATTCTGGGTCAAGCCAATTGCAGCTGTCAACGAGAGTTGGTGAAGCAGTCCTTAGTATAGTGGCAGAAGATGACGAGAGCATAAAAACTGTGGCAGATATGTTTCTATCTTTGAGATCTGGGCAATTAGCTCATAAGCGCCTCTTGGGAATTATAGAGAAGTCAATCGAATCTGTAAATTACACTACCTCGATTAGACCTGCTCTAGATGACGTTAGTGTCAGCATCTTAACTGTTATGATATGCCTTGTTTTCCCAGCATTCTCAACTGATGGTCTCTCGATATTTATGAGGACCTCTAATATACTGGAACAGGTCAGAGACTGTATGTCACTCGATATGAAGATGTCTCCTAAGTCATCGATATACACCAAAGCCTCAGCTATACTCAATCTACTCTTCACTGAAAGCACAGTTGATCAGTGGGTGCATCGTTCTGCCAACTCTTTGGCTAAGTATTTGGGCTCAGTAAACTTCACTCAATTAGTCAGGTTGCCGGAATTGTCTATGGCAGATCATAAGATTGTTGTTGAGAATGTAGGGGTCGATCTGCCACTGGACTTCTCATACAAACTTCACTACTTAAATGAGACCTCCCCATTCACCGCAAGTAGGTTGAATAGGATGTTGATTCAGGCAGATATAGTGTCAAAAATTTACTCTTCTACAACAGCCTTAGCGAGTTTGACAGGGTCTGACTCTTACGTTGCTCAGTATGGATTATTCAACGCATTAAGAGTTGCGATCCCAACTCTTAATGATATTGAGATCGGTGATTTCTGTGCTGGCAGGGGAGATGGTGCGGCAGCTATGACTGGGCTGGGCCTAAAGTTCGTGAGCTATTCCAGGAAGGACCTGTTTGTTTCAGTTTCTTCAAGCTCTGATGTTTGCGTGATAAAGGACTTTGATGTTTGCTCAATGGAGAATATGGCCCTTTATAGCTCTTACAAGGCCCTTCATTTTGATTACTCATATCCTAAGGGCAACGTGGACGACCTATTATCCATAATGTGTAGTGATCAACTTAGTGAAAAACTGATCTCCATAAGGATAAATAGCATTCCTACTCAGAAAGTTGTCACCCTAATATCAAAGTGGAGATTACAGAGAAACGTCTATTTGGCAACTCCTAAGAGGTCTAGGGATATGCCTTATCACATCTACCTAATTTGTGATTCTAGCAAAAACTGTATGATTGGGCAAGTTAGTTATAAAACACCACCTCATTATGACATATTGAGGGAAGTCTCTTCTGATTATACTTCCATATCAAAGTGGATAAATTTTGTTAACCCCGGAGTTGATAATAGCAAGAATAGTACAGCTTCTGTATTATCTAGCTTACCACCATTGGATAGCATTCTCTCGGGCAAACTGTCGACCACTGAGATTGCAGCTAGTATAAGTGAGCTGAATATAATACGTGAAAATCCTTCAATGAGCCACATAATCCTTGTTCACCCTTGCATAAGGATCAATCTATCTAACCCGTCGATACCGCAGTTCAAACTAACGGATAGAGACTTCCAACATTTCATCGAGCGGGCAGCTGCCTTCGAGTTGGATAACAGATCAAAGCCCAAAAGTGATGCTGAGTTTGCTGATATGAGGAAATATTGCGAGGCGGATAGCGGTCTTTGCACATTTGTCTCTTGTGTACAGTTGTCTGAATCAGATTTGGTACTAATCCAGATGCATCACCCTTATAAATATTGCAGGAAGTTGTCTGTCGGTTATAGAGTAGTGAGAGACTTCTTTGAGGTCTCCACTGAGGATGACATCCAGAAGCATATAGCTTTGCTCTTGCCTACAAGTGAGCAAAGTGTTAGGATGACTTCAAGAAGAGCAATATCTCTGCAACAGTCGTTAGAATTCATAGCATATGGCCTTCTGAAGGGTGATTCAAGTCTTTCGTATAGGCTCATGATGAAGAATTTTTTGCTGAATTCATCAAAGTATCGAGAGAATCTTCAGATCATCATGGATTATAGGAGATTGATCCCTCATCAGGCTGAGTGGTCTTTAAATTCATGTCCTATGATCAAGCGTTCAAAGTTCATCAGTTCATTCCAGAATAAGTTTGGTAAATATTTGACAAGGAAAGTTGATTTTGAAAAGGTGGATTCAGGTAGGGTAATTAAGCACTATCTTGACCAATCAACCGATGATGTCAGCACGCAGGAGTGGAACTTCGCTAAGCAGATGGAAAGCCTAGTGTCATCATCTGCATTGGGCCTGACTGAGCTAAGTTCTATATTGTCTGATGAGTTCCTACCGAGCCGAAGAGGTAAGGATTCTGATAATGAATTATCTGCTGAAGGCTCAATGGTGCATACTGGTGATATAAGCTGTCATCTCCAAGCAACACTAGATGAAGCCTTTAAGGAATTAGTAAACATCCCCGGGTTGAATGAGCCTCTACCACCCCGAGTAGAGAATACTATGACAGATGAGGAATATGCTGCCCTGTTCGTTAGATCACCATCCCAGCCTGACATGTTGGCAGACTTAATAAGAGAACTTCAATCAGGAGAACAAGAAACCTCTGACGATGAATGGTATTAATGCTCAGGAATTATGATTTGCTCTTTGATATCTTAAAAAAATTTTTTTATAATTAGACTAGGTAAAATC